AATTGGGTAATGGCGATAGGGGGTTTGCTGACTCGGATGCGTGACGCCAATTTCTTGGTACGCAGATTCAGGCAAATCATTTGCGGCGTCTTCGTCAACTAATCGTTGCACATTGCTAAACGATCTTGACGACCCATGCAAGTCTTCGTTTTCTCGGAAGCGAGTGTGCGCGATGTCTTCAATTATTTCTCGTGTGTACTCATCAATTGCCAAATCAAACTCAGTTGGTGTGGTGATGCCATCACGCTCAAGCCGTGTAATTAGCCCACGGGGGACACCATGCGCCTCAAGTTCAGATAGTCGCGCGGCGTTGGTAAATTCCGGCATGCTAGTCATTTGCACCAACGCATTAAAATCTTGTGCATAGCGCTGTGGAATACCCATAGGCTCAGCAAGGTAGTCAAATGGCATAGAGCTTTGAAGGAAGTCATGGGCTTCATCAATGTAATGATCAAGCATGCCTTCAGCAATGTCGTCGGGATCTATAAGATTGACCTTCTCATATTTTGAAGGCGTAACATACTTTTCAAACTCTGCTTTGGTAACGACTGAAGTAGGGTCAAGAATTTTTGTTGCAGCAAGGCCTTCTTCAAGACCTTCTTTGGTTACACCAGGCATCCCTTGCACTTGCTTAAGGAAGTTACCTATAGGCTGACGATCAGGGCCTTTGAGTGTTTCTGCTGCAATTTGAGGTACGAGGTTTATGTTGCCTTGCGGTGGCACAACATGAGAAGCCGTAGCGCCTGGGCCGTACGCTTGTATTGCCGCTTCTTGCAGCATTTGCGGTACACCACGAACTGTGGATGCTAACTGCTTTGGGCCAGGCAGGAAGTTTAGCGGGTCAAGCACAATTTTTGCCGCGGTTGCAGCGCCAGGAGATCCTGTTTGCTCAAGTACGTAGTCGCCTATGTATTGTGACGGCGCGTCAAGCTTTTCCAGTAAATGCGCGCCGGCTTGCGCTTCCTGCGTGCCTGCTGCAGTACGTGGCTGATAGGTGTAGCGCTGAAGTCCAGTCTCCACTGCTTGAGCTGCACGAGCCGGGTCACGGCTACGAAGCAGCTCGGCCATGCCTTCATACCCGGCCGGTATGCTACCCAGTATGCCTGACGCCAGGCTGGTTGCGGCCTCGCCTGCACCAACCAATCGGTCCGTGATAGGCATACCAGGCTGCGTCGTAACTTTATTGGCAAAGGCGCGCAATCGCGGGCTGACGGTCGCGGGGCGCATGGCGGCTTCAATCTCAGCTTGCGTAGGCTCCGAGGCGCCACCAGCTTGGCGCCGCAATGCTTTGTCCCACACTACAAATTGCATTGCGTCTCGGCTTGTAGGATCATTGCGCTTTACCGCGCCGCCCTTGGCATAACCAGCTTCGTCGCCGATAATGTTGCCAGGCGCGGGCTCATCAAACGCAGGTTTGACGTTGTTCCACCAACTCGGGTCGCGGTTGATCTGGTTGCTGAGCCATTCAACTTCGGTAGCGGGGTCGTTTTTGCCGCTGAGTTTTTTTATGGCTTCCTCGAAACGCTTACGAGTCACAAACCGATTGTCTGGCAGCTTAAACATATCGGCGTTATGAATGTCACCCACATCACTCCACTGACCTGACTGCACAAAGTCCTGCACAAACGGCAAATACTCCTCGTTGGGCTTGCGGTTGCCTTTACCTTTGATTTGGATGATGTTTGGAGGCATCGCTTTCTTTGCCATTTCTGTTGCAATGTTGGTTATGTCCTGACCAGTGTAACCACGGGGCAATTTCTTTGCTTCTTCTGCCGCAGCACCAAAATATGGACGAATCTCTTCCCATTTTGGAAGAATTGCATTCGGCTGCACTTCAATCGTCACATGCGGCTGACCTTTGGCATCGCGCAGCGAGTAGATGCGCTTGCTGCCAGAGGAGACACCCTCACAATAGCCCGGACCACCAACGCAGTGGCCCATCGTTTCGCCTTCGTACTTGAGAGCGTCTTCGAGTGTTTGTTTGTTGATGGTTTGCTGCAAATGCTTTACAGCTTGTTCTTCGGACTCAAGACCGGTGGTGATGTATTGACCAGTTTCTTTGTCAAAAATTGCAAACGTTTCAGAGCTTGGAGTTGGGCGTCGAATTTCGTAACGCTCGGGAGCAGACCAACCGCTTGGCATGTCTAAATTTTTCAACTCCACCCACCGCAATCCGCGCTCGTTGGGCATTTCAGTTCCGGGGATGGTCGGATACTCTCGATGAATCACCGTGGCGGGGTTCATTGCACGAGCCGCATTGGCCTCAGCCTTCTGCGCCTCGCGCCACGCATTGATCTTGGCCACACGCTCCACGGCTTGCGGCACCGTCACTTTGCTCAGCTGTTCAGGCGTAAGTTGCAGGTTGCGTGGCAGTTGGGCGGCAGGATCGAGCGCGTTGCGCAGCTCGTCGACGAGGTGTCCCAAATATAAATTGTGCGAAGGCGACACAGTCATGTAATGAACAGGGGTTTCGGGCGGAACGAGTTTGTTGCCAAAAACAGATTCACGCTCTACACTACTAAGGTCTCTTGCTGTTTGATTGCCTACAACTCGATCAGCCAAGTAGTCCCATTGCCTAGCCAACGGGCTGGTGCCAGTACCCATGGGGTCTTGCCCTGCCTCTATGCGCCGACGCATGACAGACGCAAGAGGGATTTCAAAGCCTTCCTCTGCTGTTTGCATATGGCTTATCCCTCGCTCAGCGAGTGCCCGCACAGGATCTTCCGGCGTTGCCAATTCATTCTTGATGTAACGATTGAGCTTTGTGTCAACCCAATTGCGCAGTGCGTTGGCTTGAGCTTTTGCTGCGTCAGTCACGTTCTGGCCACCACCCCAATGCTCATAATTGGGAATTAGCGCGCTTTTAAGCTGCGCCATGCTACCTTCAACATCTCCAGGCACCCAGTTACCACCTTTGGGCTTGACAACGTGCGCGGCGGAGACGTCTGGGCCGTAGGCCGCTATGGCCGCCGCCTTCAGGTCAGGCAGGGCGAACCGCGCAGCATTACGCGCCCGTCCTGCCACGGGCCCTGCAAATTGAGCTAAGTCAAGCGCACGTGGATCAACCATCGCCGGTTGGCGCGGATCGAACAACCGAGCGCGGTATGGGTATTCGGGCGTAATGTCGCGTGGAGTACCGGAATAGTCCTGCAAGGCCGCGCCTGCTGATTGCAATGGCGAGGTAATGAGCAAATTACTGAGGGCGGAGCGGATTGGGTATTTAGCAGACAAAGGCTCAACGCCTTCTTGCATTGCTCGGCCAATCTGCTGCATGCCACGACCAATACGCCCAGTCAGTTGCTGCAATCCGCCTTGCGGAATTTCTTTGAGTTCATCAGGCATCGCTAACCTCAGGCCGTGTAGGGATTGGAGCGCTTGGGCCGACCGTATGAATCATCGTCATCGTCTTCGACAATGGGGTCTATATTAACCCATCCCATGTCTCTTAGTATACGTAATGCTTGTGTCGTGCTGTCGACCAGGTCGTCATGCCGCACCTCGGGAAAGGCGCATAGCTGCCTGACCAATGGCTCTGCCCAATCACGAGCGTAGCCTTTGTTGTTTGTGGACTCGGGCAAATACACACGGCGCCTGGAGATGATGGGGGCTATCACGTTTAGGCGTTGCGTCTTATCTGCTTGTCCCGGGTTGTACGATCGCACGGCCAAGCCTGCACGCTGTAAGTCTTGAAGGAGTGAGATACCGGCCGACTTGTCTTCGATCAGGATGAGGTCGACCTTTTTGCCTTGCCCAAACTCGTTCTCATCTCCGTAAATAGACTTGGCTTCCTCAATGACACGAGGTCTGAGATCGGGATACTGCAGGTATTCTTCCCAGCAATCGATCAACATGACTGACATGGGCGAATCGGGACCAGGCTTAAAGACACCCCATACGGTGCAGGCAGTGGGATCATTCCGTGTCTTGTCCGAAGTAGCGCAGTCGTAGGACTGCAGGACAAACTCAAAGCGGGGCAACGGGCGATCGCTATCCCAGAGTTTGAACCATTCACGCTTTACGATACCGGCCTCTTCAGGATCAATGATCTCGGCGTAAATCTCTTGACGACCAAGCTTCGTACCCTCGTACTGAAGTATCTGCTTTTGGAATGTAGGCGCCAGGTTGTGCAGGTTGTCGTATGTCGAGGCTGCAGTGTATACAACATCCTCGCCATCACGATTGACCAAGTCCATGATCAAAGGCTTAGGCTTTGGCGTGGTGGTGGCAATGATCTTAGGTGATTTGCCCAGTCGCATTCCAAACTGCAACATGTCCCAAGCATCATCAAGGTAATCCCATGCAGCCAGCTCGTCAAGCCAACCGCCATGGAATTGTGGGCCACGAAAGCGATCAGGCTCAGATGCAGGAATCCCTTTGAGAATTGAGCCATTGACCAAGTGCAACTCATGCAATGATCGAGTGTAGTGACCAATAAGAGCTTGTGGGATTACATTGATCAAGCCTGAGTCACCCTCAAAGCAGACATCACGAACATCAGCCGATGTAGGCGCAGAAACCAGCCATCGCGTACTTGGCTGCCGCCATGCTTCCCACCATGCCCACTCCGCAGCGCAACGCGTTTTGCCTGCACCGCGCCCAGCAAGCAACAACCATATCGCCCACCAGTCACCGGCAGGAGGCACCTGATGCGTGTTGGCAATAGTCAACCACTTGGTGCGTGCCTTAAGTGCAGCCTGCCATTCAGGCGAGGCCTTGTTAAGACTCGGCCCAGCTTGAATGCGCCGTGCTAAATCAGTCGCTGCTGTCTGACTTAGCATCAGCTTGGCGCGCAGCCAACAGATCGTCCATCAAAGTTTGCGCAAAGTCATGCACCACGTCGACTTCGATTGCGCCGCCATTGCGCCCACTGACTTCGACTCTGGAATTGTCGCGATACTCGTTAGGAAAGCGTGCAGCCATGGATCGCGACCACAACCCAGTGTTAAGCTTTGGACCGCCCGGCGATTCGACCATGTGCTCAAGCGCCAAACGCTCCATGTACGCCATTGCGTCAACTCGTGCTTGTTCCAAGGCGGCCCGAAATTCTTCATGCGCGCCTTCCCAGTTTTGAAGATTGCGCCACCCAAAGCCAAGCTCATTCGCAATCATCGCACGTGTGTACCCAAGCTTGCCAAGTTCGACGATACGATCGCAATACGCCGCGTCGTATTTGCTTGGCCGACCAAGGAACTTACCATTTGCTGTTGGTGTCTTTGTCGTCATGCGAAGGATACTACTCCAAAAAAGTTAAGCTGTACACTATCATGCAATTCACGATAAAAAGGGCAGGTAACAAAAACAGGTAACAGTTGGCCAGAAAACTTCTATAGAGCGCATATACTGTAATACTCTATTCTTCTAATATATTCTTTATTATTTTTGTTACTTTTGTTACTACTGTTATTATATAAAAGAATCAATAACTTAGAGAGTAACAAAAGTGGTAACAAAAAGCAAAGGTAACAGTTCTAAGTACTCAAAATGCGGCATTTTGTTCAATTTCACGTTGTACCATGGCCTCAGTACTTTTCCCGATATCTGCCCAGGTAACATTTATTGCCGGCGAATCTGTTACCCGTATAGTCGTGTATCTTTCCGCCTTTCCATTAACTTTCAAAAGTTTGCTGGTCTCAATCTCACCGTAAGCAAGTAGTGCTTTTCTGATGTATTGCGCCTTTGGCCGGCCGTCATGCCCCCATTTTTCACACAATAGTGCTAGTTGCGCAGCCGTGAAAGCCCCATGGCCTTGCAAATTGTTAGTAACCCATTGCGCCAATTCTTGCGCAAAGGCTTCCAATGGCGTTTTACTGGCGTTAATCGCAACTTGCTTATACTTGGTCATTGGCGCGGGGGCGTAGACGTCAAACTTTGTGATATCACGAGTCATATACCATTCCAACACGTGGCTAAAGCCTTGGCCTTGCGAATCACGTGCCCATAACATGAGTTGCCTGACCTTCTCAAGTATGTCAGTTTGTTTGAATGTCGGGCATTTGTAAATGGCCTCGCGCCTGGAGCTATTTCCCATATGCGTGATGTAAGGCTTGTTGGAAGTAAAGACGTAGTTTACATAATTCTTGATTGTGTATTGCGCGCCGTACTTATTGTTGACTGTGATTTCCTTGCCGGTGATTAGATTTTTGAGCCTGGAGCTATGGTCTTCACGATCAGATGATGGCTCATTCACGACAATGAAGATCTTGCCTTTCAAAATGCCGTTGAAGCTGCTAAATAGATCGTCAGGACCGAGTGTTGCAGCCGGCGCGTTGTCACCCATACCCAGCATTTCGGCAATGAATTCAGGAATGGCCGATTTGCCCATACCTTCCATGTCATGAATGAATTGCGGCGTGGTGTTGTTGCGCCGATACGGGTGTTGAACGATATTGGCAACCCAATCATGCCAATACTCCTCAAAATGCGGCTCGGCCTGAAAGAAATACTTGCAAAAGTCCAGATAGATACTCACATCGCCCTTGGCTGGTGCATACGCCCAGTCTCGAAAGAGATTGTAGCAGCGGTCAGGCGTGATTTGCAGACCTTGGTGCTCCGGATACATACCAATGAAGTCCAATTTGCAGCATCGCGGCCACTTCTTGTACTCCTGCAGTAGGGGTAGCTCCTTGGTAACCACGTTTCCGTTGGGCTTGGCGGTCACCTGAGTGAAGAAGTGTTGCGCCGAGTCGATCATTGCCTTGGACCAGGGCAGCACCAAGCCATCTCGCAGGCGAATCACGTCGCCATTGAAGAGCGCGTACTGTGTCTTAAACTCGTAAAGCCTAGTCTCAAGCGTGTCGATGCCATTCATGACCGTGGATGTGGTGGTAAGTACCTGCGCCAACGTGCCACCGGCCAGCAAATGATCATCAATGGCGTACTTTTGCCCCTTGCCTGGTCCGAACTTCCCGACTCTACACAGATGGACCGTGGCGCCAAGGCCGCGAAGCGTAACTGCCAACTTAGTCTCGGCCATACCAACCTGCTCGTTAGGCTCGCCGTCATCGTTGGCGCCATCGTAGTCGAAGATGATGAAGACCTTTCGTGACTTGTCGGCAAAGCTGGTCTTTTTGCGCCACATGATCTGCATCAACGTCTTGTGTAAGTGCAAGCCCGACTTGTCGGTCCACGATGTCACACCTGCCAGCCCCAATGGGGCGTATGTGAGATTGTCGACCGTGATCTGCTTGGTCAAAGCCCAGGCTTTGAATTCCCCTTCGGTGATGATGATGGGTATGTCTACATCATGCGCCACTTGCCGCCACCCCACCGTTGGGGGTAGATAGACATGTGTGCCGGATGCCCGTGCCTGGCTGTATTTCATCTTAGTCATGGGCATCAAAAGTCGGACTCTGTTGAAGCCCGAACGGTTGCCGTCCATGTCAAAGTATGGCAAGCGGATTGACCATTCACGAGTATGGCCAAGCAATGCGTGTGTTGCCGTAGGCTCTAAAAGCTCAAGGCCAAGGTGCGCAATGTCCTGCGCGTCAAAGCCTCGAGCCTGGCAAAAGTTGTTGTATAATGTGTCTGGATCTGTTGTTTGGTTGGCAAAGCTAGATGGCATGGTCCACCTTCGTTATCATGTAATACCTCCCTTCAATGATGCATCTTCGGGGACCAAGATCCTGCACCTTGGTCCCCAATTTTTTGGGTGATTTCCTGTATGGCGAGCGCAAAGCAATAGGCATGCGTCTGCCGGGGTCGTACCGTCACTGCGAGTTGTGTATTGTATCT